AGAAGTTATTAGATTATACCCCCTGACCGGTTAAAATGGCAAGTGCAACAGGTACAAGTGCAACAGGTACAAGTGCAACAGGTACAACTACGACAACAGATCCTATTTTAAGAGTGGGTAATTTACGTTTCTGTAATGGCTGTCAAAACTTGATGTATGCTAGAGCTGAAAATGATCTTTTGACTTGGATATGTAGTATTGAATGTCCATTTAGCTTAGCAACCGAAGCCACACCATTAATGGAAGGTGAGCGGTTAGTGGTCCTATCTCAAACAACTGATAGTGATTTTACCCATAATCAAAACCCACATAACCAATTCACCAAATTTGATCCCACTTTATTGAGGACATCATTTGTCTGTCCAAATAAAACTGATCCCACTCATTCGGACTCTCCAGAAAAGGAGACCGAAATGATCATATTTAAGCAAAATATAGTAACTGCCAATAGTTATTATATTTGCACTCGATGTAATAGAAATATCAGTTTGGAACGAGAACTTCTTTAGTCTAGTCACTTATTATTATTTCGACTTATTTTAAATAATAATAAATGACCAACTTTCAAACAAATTGGACTATTCGTAAGGGACAATGTAACACTATACCAGATAATCTCCCCTTTCATATGCGACGTAATAACCGTCGAACTGATCTAGATGGTTATTATCTAGATAAACATATAAGACAGGAACACTTTGAGTATCAAAAAAAACGTATTGATTCGCATAGTGATGATTCAGGAAGTTTGTCTTGTGCAAGTTCTCATAATTATTTAGATGATGATTTAATGAATAGTAATGGACTAGACTCGGTTCTTCAAGTAAAAAACAAAGAGGACGATAAGTGCGGAAATGGCGAACACCGGTATTTCAAATACATAACTAATTACGTCATCTTGCAAACGAGTTGCCGAATTATCAAGGAAACCTGTTTTATAAGAGAGACTCATGAACAAAAAAAAGTTGAACAGGTTGATACTGTATGTGTTTTAGAACCACCTGAAAATCCTCTAAAATGTAGTGACGATTCTGATGAAAACGAACAAAAAACGCAATCGAAAACACTCCGGTTCAATAATACTCGCGCAGTTGGCGGATTATTATACACACCACCGGAAGAATTTACAACTAAAGCTATTTGTGACGAGGACAATCGTTTAATTGTAGAATTGGATCGCCGCTACCATAATGTTAAAGTTATGAAACTGACTGCTAGTACAGTTCCTTATTATGACACAATTATCAATAGTTTTAATAATATAATCTATTTCCAACTTCAGGACTCAGTCGATGTCTTGATCAATAAAGAGGGCAATGATTATTGGAAATTGGAATTACCAACCGGAAATTATTCGATCAAGGAGTTAATGAAACGAATGGTTTCTGGAATGAATATAGCTGTTAGAGAACGAGTATGTGAATGTGAAAATCCTGACATCGAAGATCCATTTAGTTATGACCTGGACCAGATTACTGGATCCTTATCCATCAAGACTTGTGAGCCCTACACTTTTACTCTGAGATTTGGTGATGGAACTGAGGTTAATAATCGCTGCCTTCATAAAATGTTGGGATTCACTCATTATGAGCAAAATAACTTTATTGATTCTTGGGAAAACGATAGTAAATTTAACCTTTGCTTAGATGAACTCTTATTAATTAAGGCTAATAATAGTACAGAACTGAATACGGTTTATGATTGTAATACCAAAGATTATTATTTTAATATTATCAATCTGAGACCTTGGAAATTAATAGGTACGACAATATCTAGTGACGGAAGTGGAAGTTTAATAAAACCAACAGTTTATGATCGTCATTTATATTTAGAATCAGTTATCGATAATAGTGATTTAGATTTTAACTATCTCGATTTTTCTTTTTATAATGAACAAGGTCAACCTATCAATCTTGATCGACTTGATATTAAACTAGTAATCCAAATTATCGAATATTCCGATCGTCTAGTTGGACAGAACATAAATACTCGTCGCGGTATAGTCGATTATACAAGCATTACTGATAAACGAGTGGAAACATTGAGAACCGGTTTAAATAATTAAGGGAGCATGCTTTTGATAAAGATTTCAACTCGTTGTAAGGGAATAACAGAGATCATCAAAACATTTATAAAAAAAATGATTACTTTTATAACTTTAATAAGTTTATCTTCCAAAAAATGATACAATCTCCATCTCCATCTCCATTTGGAGACACTATTCCATATCTTCCACCCATTGAGACTGGCTTTCCACAAGACATCTCGACAGGTAATATTAATGAAACAGTATTTGTCCCAATGCACCCTGGAGCAACCACACCAGTAACCGATAAAGAGTGTGTTATTTGTTTTTCCAGTGGAGCTATTCTAGAATGCGGAAATAGCAAACATGTTTACTGTAAAACTTGTTTTGAAGGAATGATCAAGTCCCAATGTGAAACTTCTAATATTGCTCAATGGATGCAACAAGACGGTCGAGTCAAGTGTTCTTTATGTGACTATATCTTTTGTGATCAATATTTGGCAAAAAAGATATCTCCAGAGGTATATGAAATTTATAAACGGTCAGTTGAAAAATTCATAGAACAAAAGATTCATAAGGAAGTTCGGGAAGAACTTTCCAAAGAGTTTGAACAGCGACTAAAACAGGTGCCCGATACTCAGACAGAATCTGATAGACATGTCAGATACATTATTGAAAACTTTTTAACTCTGAAATGCCCTTGTTGTAAGATAGCTTTCCATAAGTTTGATGGATGTTTATCTGTCAGATGTCAATCATGTAATATGGATTTTTGTGGAACTGGTTGTGATTATTATTCAAGGGACGCCCATAACCATATCAGAAATGGTTGCAAATATATAAGAGGATTATACCTTGACCAACGTAATATTATTCTTATACAAAATAAGGTCAAGGGCGAAAAGATCAATAATTATCTAGGCCAATTTGATAGTAAATTGAGAGGCGACATTTGTCGCAAATTAGAAAAACATATTACAGAACGAGAAATCAAACAAGAGTATCTTAAAACAAATCATAATCATGGACTAACACCATTACAGCAACCGGTTTACTCCGGTTCTATTGGCCGTTCAAGCCGTCAATATAATACAAAAGTAACTGGAGGAATGAACAACAATTTTGAAGACCCAGACCCTCAAGATCTATTTGAAAAATACACGTTTAATAACAATATTATAAAGTTTACGCCTCACTGCGAGCGCATTATAAAGTACGTGAAATAATTACCGTTGGTGAAATGAAAGATGCTGTAATAGAAATTAATACATATTATTTTCTAAAATTCAAGAACGAATTATTATCTTCATTTCTATTTTCATTTGAATTTTGACGCAAATTAGGTGGAACATAAACATTAGATCGCTTTTCTATAATGCTTCCCATTTTTTCACGAGAGAAAATAGTTGCTGGTACTGGTATGCTTTCACCACTGACCGATGATGACCATTGATCACGTGAAACTTGCGTTTGTCCCATTTGATTTCTTGATATTGGGAAAGTAAATTTGTTTTGACTTTGGGTGGTATTACCCTTTTCTTGTTTGGTCTGAGTTCTTGGCAGTTGCCAAAAAGGTTTACTTGTTTTGGTTTCCTCAGTAGCAGTTTCCTGAATTAATCGTTCTAACTCATCTGATTTCTGTTTTTGGTTTATATTAGCAAACATTTTCTGTCTGAGCGGTTTTCCTTTTTTCTTTTCTGTGGTATTGAATATATCATCATATCCATTATCATTATTACTTATCTTCACTAGATCCAATCCAACAGGAGGGGCAAATTCACTATCTTGAACCTTTCGTGTCTCTTTAAAATTAACCACTCGAATACTATCTAAATTGCTAACTTTAGTAGTATCTGGTATGGACGATTGGTCATCAAGTTGTGAAATTTCAACTATGGGTGGATTCAGGTTGGAAATAACAGGTGATAGAGTAGTATCACTGGACAGATCGTCTTCCCAATTATCAGGAATTTCAGTCTCCTCTGATTTATTTTCATTGATATTGGCATTCATTTTAGAACTATGTTCTTTCTGTATTTCTCGTTCTCTTTTCAGTTCCAATTCGTTTTGTTGTTCTATTTCCAGTTGTTTTCTCCTTTGATAAACTGATGAAGATAAGACTGTACTTAAAGCCAGATTCATATTTCCAGCTTCATTGTCAATTGGTCTTATACCTTTACGTCCTTCTGTCACAAGACCCACCAAAATATTTCTAAGTACTGGACCAATAAAGGCATATGCAGTGGTACTTAATCCTGGTCGTCCAACTCGTGCCAATAATTGAAAAATAGTGGAAATGCTACGGTTTTCAATAGCCGAATCTTCAATAATCAAATTATCAGCTGGAGCATTGACTCCAAAAATAATCGTCTCATCACTGACAGTGTAAGCCAATGTGCCTTCTAAGGTTTGAGTAACTATTTCGTTATTATAACTTGGGTCGATGTCCCGTTCAGTTAAAAGACCAACTCCGCTAAATAATCGTAAAATTAAATCACGGGAGACATTAGCCTGGTAAGGAAGATTCGTTAATATAGTAGTAGCCCTCAGTTTTTTACCATTAATACAGTCGAGATCAAGATAACCATCTGTTTCTACTAAGTTGCCGGTACATTGGGTATAATATTTAAGGTGTCGATAGGTATTAATTTGTTTGAATAAAGGAAAACTAATATCGCCCTCGAAACTTTCAGTTAATTCTTCCAATCGTTTCTCCTTCTCCATCTGATCAAATGCTTCATCTTTCTTAGGTTTATAAGAAGCCAATGTCTTTTCCAACTTTTTAAAGGCCTTTTCTTCACTATCCTTATTCTTTAAATAACCGGAGATCAATTTTTCGCCATTGATACCTTCTAATAAACTTTCATAATATTCGTCTATTGCCTTTTCCGGTGTCTTTGAGACCAAAAGAGTTGGGCCTAAGAATTTATAAGCATCCGTAGTACCAAGTTTTTGGAAGTCAAAATCAAAATGAATTTTCTTGGCATTGGCTTGACCGTATAGATCATAACGCGGGTGTGCTGATACTCGTTCTTGACATATCTCTTTAATTAACTCAGAATTGCCAGTTTGTAGTAATTGTTCTAATAATATAATGGCCGTTGTTTTAATATTTTCGGTATTTAATTGAGAGGTTTCGCGGAATTGTTCTTCCAGATTTGGCAAATCATTAAATCCAGTTTCTTTTAACTTTCGGTGTAAATGATAGACAACCGGTGCAGTATAAAGACGACCTAGAAATTGATTAGTTTTCAGAAGATTGATGAGCCTTTCGAGGGTGGAAGTGTTATCACAAACACTATGTAATGAGAAATTGGTACCATCTCTTTCAATCAAATGGCATCCAATTCTAACTTTATTTGAACATACTGTACCATAATAAGGTTCAAGATTTCCCCATTTTTCATTAAAATAGTTAAAATATGGTTGAAGAGCAGTCTGGGTTGGAAGAGTGGCTGAAACTAAGATTGTTCGGGAAGGACAACAGGTAAATAAATGGGCAAATATAGTAGTTTTATAATGTAATTCTTGATCGGCACCATCAGTTGGTTCATCTACAATCAGAGTTGTATTAGTTGAAGTCTGGTTGGGCAAAAGTTCTTTCATATTATTCAAGAGATCGTAGGCTGTCAAATAGTCAGTAATAATGAGCCGACGTGCCCGATCATCACGACAATTGTTATTATTAATGATACGAATCCGATTATTAATATTAACTGCCAGAGCAAATGGAATTTGACTACTATAGGCGTATTTTGCTAAATTATGGCGAACTGCTTCTGACATACAACAATAAATAGTAAGATGATCACGAACAGACAGTTTAGTCGCAGCTATTCCTATAGTAGATGTAGTTTTACCACTGCCAAAATTGCTAGAATAACAGACTAAGAAAGCTTGTTTTTGACTAGTAATATCGATTAGTTCTTGTTGGCAGCTGTTAAGTTTGAGAGAGAATTGGGATAAAACATGATGATAACTATTAGGACTAATCAAATGAGGAAATTCTGTAAAAATAGTTTCGACATTATACTCCAAGAGATTTTTAAGTTGTTGATTAATTTGATCTAAATCACAAATCAAACTTGAAGCTGCTTCAATTTTGGTGGTCGAATCCAATACACTAGTAAACTTTTGCCTTCCCATATTTTCAAGTACAAGTTGAATTGACTGAATAAGACGATAGCCCGGCTCTCTATCGTGTCTAGCATTATCAAATCGAAGATGCTCTTTAATAAGGTGGGCCATAACAATCAGAGTTACTATTCTGAGTTCAAGAATGTCATTGTTGAGACCAACTGTTACAGCTTGTTCGAACAAGGAACCGAATTTGTATTCAGTGCTCTGACAACCTTGTGTTTCTAATACTGTAGTAAAGTGTTGAAATAGTTCCTTAGTTGATCGGTCAACTATTCTTTTGAAGTTGGCCAATCGGAATTGATCATCTTTTTTTAAGGGTTTTTGTTTCTGTTTCTTTTTATTATTTTTGACACCCTTTGTTTCTGTTTCTAATGTTTCGGAACATTGTTCAACCAAATAATTATTTTCTATTAAAATGGGTCGAATAAGAGTTGTATAAGCTAGTTCACCACATACTTTAATCTTCGCTAGTTGTGGATTAATATTAGTTTCATTTGATTTGTTAGATGCAGTGGTAACAAGAAGTTTTAAAAGTTCACGGGTATAGTCATCAACAGGTCTTTCAATGCTTTCCCATTGTTCTTTGGTAAATTTTTCGAATGTATAAATATTTTCTCTAATCCTTTTAAGGGAAATTTTTTTCTGTAGGTCTGCATCCATAATGTATAATTATAATAATGAATAAATAATAATTTAGAGACAAAGTAATTTTTTCGTTTTGGGCTAAGGACTTTTATCGCCTTGTCTTAGATGAAGTAAAGCTTCGGCGATTTCTACTCCCAAGATACTTCGGAAGGCAAATCGAAACTTTGGATTATTGATGATCAATCTCACTAAGGGTTCTCTTGGAAACTTTATGTAAACAGTTGGCATTTCAGTAATAAAATTTGTATTATATCTGGTCGTCTCACTTGGGTCCAAGTCACTTTTAAGCCATTCGGCAGCTTCGGGAAAAGCTCCATTTCGATGATAACCAACTGCTGAATATTTATCGTTTTCAGTTGAACATATTTTGACAATACCATTCACAATATATGTCAATGAAGTAACTAAGTCTCCTTGTAAATGTAAAGAAACATTTGTTCGTTCTTTTCGAACTAAACCAATTTCGACCATTGATTGAAATTCAGCTCTAGTAACATAAGGTTCAAATCTTTGGTATAGAATTTCAAATGCCTGAGGAAATTCCACAAAACGTTGTGAATACAAAAGAGAAACCACATAATAAAGATTAATCAATATGTAAGCAATATTAAAAGATATCAGATCAACCATAATCCCTAAAGGAGATCCCATGCCATAAAAAATGAAATTGATGCAAACCGCGATGATCATAATCCGAAACTTTAAAATATCACTCATAATATAAGTCAACAAAAGCAAAAGAGAGGCCGATTGCAAGGACCAATCAGCTAATGGTGCAAAAGTTGATCCTAAATGAAATCTAAACCAATTAGGATCATCATTTCTAATAACCAAGAGCAAAAGACAAAATAAAACAGTATTGGAAATAGCTATTAGGAATCCTAAATAGGCATATTTGATTAGATAACTAGATCTAGCCAATATCCGGCCAAGTAAGACTTGTAGAGACATCTTGTAACTG